AGATGGTAGAGTCAATAAGCTGCTGGATTTCAGCAACAATGTTGATTAGTTCTTGCTTTTGCGGCAAATCTGCGTTGGCTTCTGCCACGAAATTCTTTAATGATTCCAAGTACTTGAGTGGCTCTTTAGGCTGGTGATAGACACTTGGAAACTCTTTAATTTGCTCATAGCAGCCCATATAGGTTTCTACATAGCTATCTATCAATTCAACTATCTCATCATAGTATTTGCCCAGAGCTTTATGCTGTGAGTAAGAATTTGTGCTCCAATGAAAGAAGTGAGTATTAGTGCTGCTATGCAACAAAGTAGCGGCAAACATAGCGACATTTTTAGTTTCATCCATAGGACACCTTTAAAGTTCATATAATTTTAGCACTTCTATAGCTTCTTGCACGGAATTTACCCTATGTAATGGGCCACCCCTCCAGTTGGCAAAAAGGGTTATTTGTTGGGGAGTCAGCTTTTTGTCCTCTCCGTCTTTAACTTCCATTAAAATAGTATTATCTTCGTAGCACACCATAAGGTCAGGGATTCCTCCGCCAACCGTATGTAAAAGGAAAACATCAGCGCCATAATCTCGTAGCGCTTTTACAACATCCTTTTGATTTTTATCAACTTTTTTTATATAAGACATAATTCTATGTTAGTGTTTGTAAACTTATAGTATAAGGGGAAACAAATGGCTGGTTATCATTTAACTGATGAGCAATGGATAGAGTCTTGGAATAAGATTGGTAGCCCTGGCGAATTTTCAAAAGTCAATGGTATAGCAATTAGAAATGTAATGGCTAGGCGCAGGTCTATAGAAAATAGACTTGGTATCAAATTAGATACATTTAATAGCCAAAACCCTGCTTATGTAAAGAAAACACAACAGACCCCTGGCAATGTACGCAGGGGTATGGACATAGAAAAAGGGCGAGTGATAGTCTTTAGTGACGCACACTTTTGGCCTGACGAAACTACCACAGCCTACAAAGCGCTGATAGAAATGATTAAAGAGTTCAAGCCAACTGCGGTGATTTGCAATGGTGATGCGCTAGATGGGGCTTCTATTAGTCGTTTTCCACGCACCGATTGGAATAAGCTGCCAACAATGAAAGAAGAGTTAGAAGCCTGTCAGCATTATTTAGGCGAAATTGAAGCGGCTGCTGTAGGTGCTAAATTGTTTTTCCCTATGGGTAATCATGACCAACGCCTAGAGGCCAACATTGTGGCTAACCTACCTTCCTTTGAAGGTATACCTGGCACAAGTCTTAAAGACTATTTTCCTATGTGGCTGCCATGCTGGAGTGTTTGGCTAAATGAAGATACTTGCGTTAAACATCGTTGGAAGGGTGGTTGGACTGGCGGCAGAAACAACGCTGTTAATTCAGGGGTCAATATGATTACAGGTCATACCCATGTACTTAGTGCTATACCTTTTAACGACTATAACGGCACACGCTGGGGCGTTCAGACAGGTACTCTAGCTGACCCTAATGGACAACAGTTCAGCTATACAGAGGACACACCAAAGGACTGGAATAGCGGCTTTGTAATGCTTTCATTTGAGCGCAGCAAATTGCTTCAACCTGAAATGATTAGAGTTTGGGGCGAAGATGAAGTTGAGTTTCGTGGAAAGATTCATGCAGTATGAAATTAACTCCAGCTATCCTTCAGAATTTATATAGTGCAATTTATTGTATGCAGCCTTTTAATCGCTGGAAAATGCCGTTGCCAGAAGAAATAGAATTTATTGTAGACAAAGACCCAGGTGTTATGGGTTCATACACCTACGATACAGGTGAGGATTTTGAACACATTATTACTATTTCGTCTGCTCGTTGTGGTCATCTTGACACGGTGATTCGTGTTTTGTGCCATGAATGTATCCACATGAGCCGTCACACAACAAACAAGTGGACTCACCACGATAAGGAGTTTCGTAATAGAGCGCTCCGTATTTCGTCTGAGTTGGGGTTTGACCCCCTAGAATTGTAGGCTTATCCATACGGCTAGTATAGGTAGTAATATAACTAACACACCAAAAGCTAACAAAATATCATTCACTCATTGACCTTTCCAAGTCTTTTATTGACTTGCTCCAAGAGCCACGCCTGGGTAACTCCCCATTTACTTTCAAAACCTTTTGCACCCAATCCGTGAACACCAGTGTTTCCACGATGGTGTTCTGGGCATAATGGGATGCAAGGGGATGTAGACCGTTTACCTCCATACCTGCGGATATGATGGAGTTCTGACGGAGTACCTTCAAACCCAAGGATGGTGGAACAGAGAATACATCCGAGCCCTGCAATCTTGTTAAGAGCGTTCTTTTCATCTTTAGTCATCTATTAGGTCGTACCACAATTTATAAAATTGCTTAAACTCTTCAAAGTCTTTACCTTTTTTAAAGGGTTTACCCTTACTATCAAGCAACCAATAATGGTCAAGATTAACACCATTGTCAGTATCGCCCACCATAATAATGACTGAAAATTTAGGTGTTTGAGCCAATGCTTGCAACATACGCTGCTGACCTAAACTAACTTCTTCGCCTGGGCGCTTCCACTCCATTACAAGAAAGTAACCTTTGCGCTCTGCTATACCATCTAAATCGCATGGTACAAAGTTAGGGTTTGATTCAATAACGCCTTTGAAATCCCCATAGTCTTTGTGTGTAGCATACACATTACGCATTATTTGAGCCATTGTTGCCTTACTTGGTCATAAGTAGAAAATTCTAGTTTTATGGTTTCTTCTGCTAAATCATGGGCTATCAGCGTAGCTTTTTCGTATTGTTTTTTAAGCGTAGCATTGTGATAACACCGTAATAACTTTTGTATACGCAAATAGTTTTCAGAGTAGTCAGTCATCTAGTCAGTCTTTCTATGTTTCTGTTGGTTGCTTGTTCTGTGCGCCAGGCTTCAAACTCCATCTGGGCCTGTGCTACCTCTAGTTTTAATAAAGTCTTGTTAGCGGTTGCTATGTCAATTTGCTCGCAATATTCTTCAAACTCTTTAGAGGCATAGGCTTCACGCTCTTGTGCGCCCAATGCGTTTTCACCTGATTTTTTCATCATTATTGCAATGATGGCTTTTTTCTTTGCTTCTAAGCCAGCAACCAAACCTTCTGCTTTGGCGTATGCACTTTTAATGCGCTCAAGTGTGTCAAAAGCGTTGTGTGGGCTAAATTCTTTCATTTAACAATCTCCATGCTGTTGATGCCACTCTAGATACTTGTCCGTTTCCAATGGCTTTAAGTCTGTCCACCCTTGCGGCCACCCCATCAGCCACTCTACCCATGTTGGGTTCAGACGGCCAGTCGTATTTGGTTTTTCTTTGCTCATTACTACTTCCCCCAAATTGCTTTTCCAATATGTATTGTTTGGGTCTAGATGACGACTGATTGCGTGTCTTGAGTCCTGGCAAACTGGAGTCGGCCACATTTCCATTCTTTTTTTCAATGCTTTCCTTGAGTTGCTCCCACCATCTAATCCTGTTGTATTTGGAGTGTGAAAGAAATTCTCGTTGTTTGGCACATACCCAAATTCTTTCTCTAAGATGAGGTGCGCCCACATTTGCTGCTCCAAGCACTCCCCATTCCGCATCGAACCCCATTTCGGCCAAGTCTCCGAGTACGACTCCAAGTCCTCTAGAAGTGAGCATTGGAGAGTTTTCCACGAACACGAATTTTGGTCGTACTTCGCAAACAATGCGAGCCATGTGTTTCCACATTGAGCTTCTTTCTCCTGTAATTCCAGCCCCCCCCCAGCGGCTGATATGTCTTGACAGGGAAATCCTCCTGAAACAACATCAACAATTCCTTTCCAAGGTTTTCCGTCAAAGGTTTGAACATCATCCCAAATTGGGAAACTCGGTAAAAGTCCGTCATTTTGTCTAGCGCACAATACGCTTGCTGGGTATGCTTCCCATTCAACAGCACAGACTGTTCGCCATCCAAGCAAATGTCCCCCAAGTATTCCTCCATCAGCGCCTGCGAAAAGAGCCAACTCATTCATATAGCCCTCATTTGAGATTCATCCATAAACCTATTTGGGCGGCAGCATAACCAAGCCAAATAAAAGCATTAGACGGTGAGCCTTTAAAGTATTGCGCTAGGCCTACGACTAGATACCCAAGCCCTGTTGCTGCGACAATGTATTTTTCAATATCCATATCCCCTTATCCCCTCTATTTCCTAATTCATACTGCGTATAAAAGTCTTGAAGTAAAAGTTCATCAAAACTGTACTTAGTAATATAAAGTCTAAACTTGTTTAAACCCCATTCTTTGCGCCATTTGCAAAGCTGTCTTACAGCGCACTCATGCCTAGCTGCTTCATACATTTGGCTTTAAGGCTTGCATAAGTGTCGTAACCATTACCAATAATCCCCAATTCCTTAGCTTTAGCTTCAATGCCTTCATTGCTAAACATCCATTCTTTAGATTCTTTTTTGGGTTCTATTACCAATTCATCTTCCCATCGCTCTTGATTTAACCAAGTAGCAGGATGGGGAATAAAATCTAATTGGGTTTCTTTTGCGCTCCAGTATTGGCAATGTTCGTCAATAGCTTTTGCAGCCATAAGTTGTTGCTCTTCGCTAAGTCGTTGCCAGGCTTTTCTAGCAACTGCTTTAGCAATTTTTCGTGGATATAAAGACCAGAATTCATCAAACATTCCTATGATACCTATTTAAAGGGTTGTTAATCATGCTAATAATTAGCTCGTCTATACTAAAAAACCATTGCATTTCTTTCATGCCATCATGCGTATAAATTGTAAAACTCATTGTAAAACACGAGGACTTGATGGTGTTGATGGGCTAGGTGGAACTATGTAGCCTGCATTACCAACAACGCTTTGTGTATAACCGTTTGGTGTCGTGATTACGACTTGGTTAGGATATATTGTAGCAGTCTGAGTTGTGTAACCTTGTGGGTTTACAAATTGTGCGGTGTTGCCATTAATTTGTACTGTACCCATGTTATAGCCTTGGGCGTTAGTCATTGGATAAGTTTGCGCTTTAGCAGGTATGCCGTAAACAAACATAGCTGCAAATACAACGCCTAATAAACAAGCACCTAAAATATCTTTCATTTAAATCCCCTTAAATGTTTACTCGTTATTGAGTATTTTTAGTTTCTTCTTAATTTATAGTTATGGCTATTAGTATTTATCCCTAGTTGTTTAAAAACCACTTCCAAGAGGTTTGAGCGAACCTAGCCTACCTAGGTTGCCTTCAAAGTTCTTCCATTGAGGAATCGCTTACCCATCAGTCTTGCGAGGCACAGGCACTAACTTCGCCACCTGTATTGCGCTGTTTCAGCCTCTTACCCTTCTAGTAACGCTAAACCTTGTACCGCTACGATGTCGTTAGAGCCGCCAGCACAAGGGAATGTAATTCTACTACAAGTATTTACTCATATGAAAATCTCCATGAAAACCAAAGGTTTGCAAATTTGACAACTCCCTTTCATAGCTAAAATATCTTGCTAATTCTTCTGGGGCGAACTTTATTCCATTGCTAACCAAGTAATCACGGTTTAAATGACAGATTAAATCATCTTCATTTTTATCGCTGTAAACAAACTTAGGAGTGTTGGTTAATTCCAACAACTTTTTACTTCTAAGGGAAAACCCTCCATTACCAACCCTAACGCCTTCAGGATGCCAAGGCCATACAGCACCGATATAGTCGTAGTCTAAAAATTGGGGTTGCCACGCTGTTCCGTCAATTACCCACCCATCCCATTGCACTATCAAAACAAAGTCTGTGTGGATGTATTTGTGCAGTTCTTGTAGGATAAATTTGCTATACGCTTGGCGGCTATTAATGCTCATGTGGTCAATCATTAATTCACCACCAAATTGAATGTTGCGTTTACTTCTTTCTATTGCTGCTCTAGCTTTGTCAGGTTGTACTGAGTCTATGGCGCAGATAGTTACATTACTCAATTTCATGCTGTTCGCCAAAAGCGTTGTTTTTTAACAACTCAGGCCAAATAAGCCAAAAGTTAGTAGGAAACAGGTCTTGTCTGGTAACTAAGCCATGACTTTCTTTTTCTATTCTTGCGCCCAAAAACATATATTTGTCGGCTGGGATACCACGCACACGCCAATTAGATACTGCTGCGTTGTCTATTTTGCACATCCTTGCCACTTTTGCTGTACCACCTAGTAGGTCAATAATGGCGCTGTCGGTTAGTTTTAATTTGTCCATTCACGCAGTTTAACTTAAATGTTGTTTATTTGCATAGACTTTGCTTTTTTTACTTTCCCATGTTAATATGCCTATATAGCAATTTTGCTATGCCATTCAAGGGGATTTAAATGGGTGAATTAAACCAACTAATGTTAGAAATGGAAGAGCGCTTAGAAATAGCGCTTAACAACATGGAATTTGGCACAGAGCTAGACCAAGACGATGTAGATGTTATTCGTGCAGCCTGTGGAAAACCAAACAATACACGCAATGTTCTATTACAAACCGTATTTGACGACTTTGGTAATATTTTCGGAGGTCAAAATGCAACAAAGTGAAAGCATTGCTAATTTAGCTAAATCGCTAAGTACCGTACAAGGGAAACTAACCCATGCTAAAAAAGACTCTGCAAATCCTTTTTTCAAAAGTAAGTATGCAGACCTTGAGTCTGTTTGGGATGCTTGCCGTGATTTATTGGCTAGTAATGGTTTGGCTGTGGCTCAATTCCCTGGGACTTATTCCGATTTAGACAAGTCTATGTCTTTAACAACAATTCTGACCCATACTTCTGGCGAATGGATTAGTCAAGAAATGTCTGTACCTGTTAGCAAAGTAGACCCACAAGGTGCTGGGTCAGCTTTAACCTATATGCGTAGATACGCATTGGCAGCAGTAGTAGGAGTAGTACAAGCAGACGATGATGGTAATGCCGCTTCGTCACCTAAACCAGTAGTAAAAGCAAAGGAAATCTAATGGCTTACATACCAAAAGAAGGTAGTGGTTCACTATTCAAAAATGACCGCAAAAGTACCGAAAATCATCCAGACTATACAGGCTCTATCATGGTCAATAACCGTGAACATTACCTATCTGCGTGGGTTAAGGAAGGCACTAAAGGGAAATTCTTTAGCGTATCTATTGGCAAAGAAAAAGAAGCCAAAGGATTTACACCTAAAGGGTCTGACGAAATTGTAGATTCAGACCTACCGTTCTAGGAGATGGACATGCTAAGTCAAATCAAAGATGTTATTGGCGACAAAGCCAGAATTTCTACAGAACCATTTGGAGTGGATGAAGAAAGACAGTTAATAGCGTTTGAGGTCAATGACTTAGCTGCCGTACTTCAAGATGTTATTAGGGTTTGTGCTGATTGTTGTTTAAATACTACAGACAGGGAAGCAATTTTAGAATTACTTAATTAAGCAGTACAAAGGGGAAAATATGTCACAACATTGGTATTGCGCCTTAACTGGCGCACCACGCTACACCATGACTGGTAAAAACGGCAAGGAACGGTCAGTAACCTTGCGTGATGCTAAAGCAGCGCCTGGTACTTTAGTGCCGTCTGTGTCCACCATAAATGGGCAGCTATCTAAAGATGGTCTAAATACATGGCTTCAAACAGAGGCCATTAAAGCTGCTGCTGAAAATCCACGCCAAGATGGTGAAGAGGAAAAAGACTACATAAGCCGAGTTATGGAATTGTCTAAGAGGAAATCCCAAGAAGCAATGACTAGGGGAACTCTTATACATGACTTCATAGAGAGCTTCTATAACCAAGAATACCTACCTGAGATGCCTTCCTATGTCCGCAAGGTCGATGACGCTATCACGGCTCATTTTGGGGCGCAGCTATGGATTCCAGAACAGAGTCTAGTCAATCAAGAAGGCTATGGCGGTAAGTGCGATTTATATTGCAAAGCAAAAGGTGAGCATGGTGGGGTAGTAATTGACTTCAAGACGACAGAAAAATCCCCTGGTGATTTAACACCCTACCTAGAGCATACCCTACAATTAGCAGCCTACAGAGAGGTTTTAGCCCCTACAGCACGATGCGCCAATGTATACATCAATGGCGAAACTGGCGAGGTTGCTATATATGAGCATAAAGAGCAAGACCTTCGTAATGCCTACGAAATGTTTTTGGCTTTGTTGCGTATTTACAAATTAAAAACTGGGTTAAACTAATTCAAGAGGCGGTAGGTGTGCTTTCCCCTTTGCACAACCATACATCACGGAGTCCTGCCGCCTCACCTTATTTAAGGGCGTTAAGCCGCCAATGTAGGATGCAGTAAGTTAGGGTTTTTGCGGCTTTCCACCTAACAGCCAGTAACTGCCAAATACAGCCCTAGTAACATATATGTTACTTATAAAATATATGTTTTGTATATACATTGATGACTATATGTATAAATTGAGCCGTATTTTATACATTTACGGCTCATTAAAATGTTTCTCATTGTTTACAAAGCGTTGTTTTTGTGCAACATACTAGGGAAAACACCTATTAAAAAGTGCATGAAATTTCAATAAATTACTTACATCAGGTCATCACACTAGTTAGACAAGTACTCTTAGACGAACGCTCATAATAGAATTTGACCTGATTTCTTTTTTTAAGGGGACATGAGAAACGATATTTACAAACGGTTAGAAAATGAACCTAACCCATGCCAATACTGTGAATATAAACAGCGTTGTGCTACAGAAGAGTTAGCTTGTAGACGGTTTCTTTGGTATATCAATGAGGAAAGATGGGTAAACAAACCCCAGACTGAGCCAGATAAAAAAATGTACAAAATGGTCTTTAGTCCTGAAAGTGACGCAGCCATGAAAACATACCTACGCAATTTGCGTAAGCATTTAAGGGATGGAAAAGAGGAAGACCTTTTTGAAAAATGAGCTTCCAGCCTTTAATTTGATGGCAAATCTTAAAAACAGGGAAATGTTTAAGAACCGCAATCACATTACCCATTTACTGTTTGAATGTTCTACTGTACAGGCCAAAAG